AGGAGGGCGAAGAACGCCGGCCCCGGCCTTCTGCTGCTCCCCGGCGGCCGCCAGTATGTGGAACTGCACACCGACGAGTACGGTATCTATGACCACTACGAGAAAGACGCGTTCAGTGGCATCTATCCAAGACGCACCGGTGAGGTGAGCAGTGTGCGCAGCGAGAATGTCAAGGACGATGACGGCAACGCGTTCACTATCTACTACTTCAGGGACGACACGCTGAACTTCGATCCCAACGACTATGAACTGGCAGGCGAGACCAAGCGCGTCTCGTTCCAGGACGGTGATCTTGCCGGGCTCGGTACCGATGACGACCACTATTTCGAGGTGAACTTCGATAGCAAGACACGCGAGTTCGAGATAATCACCATCTGGCCGTATGACGACGACACCCAGTTGCCCGGAGGAAAGCTCGTGCCCAAAGTGGGCGACCACTATATCCTGTGGAACGTGCGCATGCCCGACGAGTACTACCCGATAGCGGAGGAGGAGTTCCTGAATGCGGTGGAGAAGTACAATGCCGAGCACTGGAAGGACATCAGCGTCTATAAGGCTCCGACCGACCATGTGTGGGTGGAGGAGAACAATGCCGTGCTCCATGTCGGCAGGCGTGTCCGGCTTGTGAGCGACAAGTATTTCCAGGAGAACGGCTACCGGCAGAGCCGTATCACCAAGATAACGCGCAAGGCGAACCTGCCAAGCCAGATGGACCTTGAAATCAGCGACGCCCTGCAGACAGGCGCGCTTGACAAGGTGAACGACAGCATCGGAGAGCTGAAGAACTATACTAAGTCCAGGACAGAGGGCGTGGCCCTGCCCGACATCATACGCTCGTGGGACGACACGCAGCCGTCCGACAACAACATTTTCTCCGCAAGACGGAGCCAGCAGGAATTCATCAGCAAGAAACGCAACGATCGTGCGAAGAAGAAAATCACTTTCGAGGAAGGCATCGGTATCGGACTGGAAGAGAATGGGCGCATCGATGGCAAGGGCAATGCCGAATTGCTCACCCTTGTGGTGCGCGAACTGTTGCGCAGTGCCAACTATGGCGGCAGTGGCATGACAGGCAACGGCTGGCAAATCGGCCTTGACGAGGACCTGCTGTCGCACCTGATAGTTGACAAGATAACCGTGAGGCGCGTGATGAATGTCTTTGAACTGCTGATAAACAAGGTGCGCAGCGTGGGCGGACAGATTTGCGTCAGCGCGGCCAACGGCAAGATAAAGACGGTGCGGGAGCAGGGCGACTACTGGCACATCACCTTCGAGCAGGAGAACACCTTCGTGGCGCACGACCTGATGCGCTGCCAGGTGTTCACCGGCACGTCGCAGAAAGCCTACTGGGTGGAAGTGGCCGGCATCGCGAATGGTGGCATACTTGTGGAGAAATCCGAGTTTGAGACCGCACAGCCCGAAGAGGGCGACGAGTGTGTGCTTATGGGCAACACCGAGACGGCGAACCGCCAGAACCTCGTCCTCATCTCCGCCTCGGAGGACGGCCACCCGAGAGTGGACGTGCTGGACGGAGTGAACGCCAAGAACTTTGACCACGCCCTGCGTGCAAGGCTCGGCAACCTTAACGACATCAAGGACGACCGCTTTCCACTGGATAACCAGCCGAAGGGCAACGGCCTGTATGCCGACAACGTGTACCTGCGCGGCACATTCCTGCTCTCCACCGGCGAGGACATCAAGACCAAACTGGAGATAACGGAGGGCAAGGTGCAGAGTGCCATCGACAGCGTGCGGAACGACTTCCTGAGCGAGAAAGGCTATCTGAACAACCCCACGTTCACATCGGGACTGGAGAAATGGAACTCCGAGAACGAGACCGTGTTCTTCCTTGTCGGCAACAAGTGGATATGGGCCAACGGCAACGTGCTCTCCAAGAAAGGCGACGGCGCAAGCGTGGTCACCGACATGGGGCGTACGGTGGTACGCATACGCAACAAGTACATACTGCAGAAACACGGCAACCTGCGCTATGTGCCCACGTTCCCGACCAATGACGAGGGGCAGAAAGAGGCTCTGCCTGTGTATCTGACATTCTTCTACCGCTGTGCCAAGGCCGGCACGCTGAAGGTTCGCTTCGAGAATGTGGATAAGACAGGCTTTGCCAACTTCAACAGCATGGAGATAAGAGAGGAAATCGCGGAGACCGAAGGCTATGTGCAATATACCGGAAACGGCCTGTGGAACGGTACGGGCGACTTCCGTCTGGAGTTTGACGGAGACATCTACATGTACATGCTGGTGCTCAGCACCGACAAGTACGAGGCGCTGACGCACCGCTACCGCACATTGTTCGAGCAGAGCGAGCGTCTTGTGAAAATCTCCGCTGCCGTGTTCGACAAGGACGAGAATATGCTGGAGGAGACAGGGCTTATCACCACCTCCAAGGTGTCGGGCCTGTACGCCATCGACGGGGACGGCAATTTGAAATCCTTTGTCGGTGCGGGACAGGACGGCGTGAAGATAAAGGCCGCCAACATACAGTTGGAGGGACTTGTGACCGCCAATGAGAATTTCAAAATATTGGAAGATGGCAGCATCGAAGCAAAGAATGGCAAGTTTATTGGCGAAATAGAATCTTACAAGGGCACTATAGGTGGCTTTACCATTGGTAATGGACGCATAGGCGCAGAAGCCACGCAGAGCGGAGATGGAGGTTCCCTTGCTATATACAGCAACTTCTTCCGTGTGGGTGGGAACAGCGGTTATGTGATGTTCGGAAATGATGTGATACCTGGAACTGCAGGCGGTGCATTTACCGCCACCGGGCGTATTGTGAACGAGCATCCGAACACATACGGGAACTATGGATTTGACCAGGCGAATTATGGTCTGTTCATTCATGTTTCAGGCGGAACAAAGAACTACGGTATCTGGTCCAATGCAGCATTGATGGCCCCCTCCTTTGTGAATACCAAGGCCAAGATACTGACATTTGACCCGAACAGCAGTACATATACGATAGATTTCTCTCAAGCGAACATCATACTGATGTATTTCAAAAAAGACAAATCCTCCGGGGTGGAGGTTACGCTTCCAAGCGAGTCCTCAGTCGCTGAGAAGTTCGGACTGAGTGAATTGCCCGAGGATTTTGCCACAATTGTGACATTCCGTGTACGAGCCGGGTCGTTACCTATAACGTTGGACGGCATCTACGACCACAATAAGAACCTCACGAATTACAAGATGGCAGAAGGGGACAGTGTGACAGTGCTCATCAGCAAGGTGGACGGCTTCCGCTACCAGATATTGAATCATTCAAGCTAAAAACAGATATACGATGAGAAGGATAGACTTTCAGCATTTCAATGTTTACCTGTCGGTCAGCCACAAGGAGGCGCGGCCGATGGACGTTCGCGAGACCTTCGCGGACATGATATACAACAACGTGAACGGCATCAAGGCGCACGCCCTCGCCCTGAAGATATACGAGAGTGAGGGGGAGGCGGACTACACCGATGACGAGGTGAAACTTGTGCGCGTCGTCGCCGAGCGTCTTTGCGTTCCCGGCTTCATAGACGGACTGAACGAGCAGCTGGATAATAACCCTAACAACGAATGATATGACAGACGAGGAGAAGAAGACCGTCGTTCAGGAAGTCCTGAACCAGATAAAGACAGACAGTCAGAGCGTGGACGAACTGGAAACCGCCACCTCACTTGACAGCGTGAACTCACTCCCGGCCATGCAGGGTGAGAAGGTTGTCCGTGTGCCTGTGTCCCTGCTTGCGAAACCTGCGGAAGACGCGGCCAAGAGAGCAAACGCAGCCGCCGCCACAGCGGACGCATCATCGAGAGCGGCCGGAACTGCGGCACAGCAGGCCAAAGACGCGGCAGATGTGGCTTCCGGCGCGGCACTCACGGCCAACAATTCGGCCATGCTTGCTGATGCGGCCACGGCAAAGCTGAATGATGCCATCGCAGCGGCCAACACCCACCCGGTGGTGCTGGTGAACAGCCTTATCGGTGATGCCGACCGCATATTCAGTGACTGGTCTGAAGCGTTGGAGACCATTGCCGGCAACGAGAGCACCGGTGGGGAGAAAGTGTTCACCACCGGCTGCGTGATGATATTCAGAAGTGCGGACGGCTGGGAGTCCTGGCAGTTCACCGGTGACCCCGACAACGACCTCCATGATGCGGAGAAATGGCAGGAATATGCCACAGGCGGCAGTGGCGGAAACACCTGCAACGTGACAGAGGAAATCCCGCTTGAGAGTGGTTACTACACATTGGCGACCGCCATTGTTGCCGTGGAGGAGAAGAAACGTGCCAAGGGACGCTGCATCACCTACGAGACGGCACAGGGCAAGTGGGAGACCAAACAGTTCATCGGCACGAGCCTTGACAGTTGGGAACAGGTGGCGAGCTGGGAGGACTTCGGCGGTGCGGGCAACGTGAAGAGCATTTCTGTAAACGGAAAGAAACAGACGCTTGACAGCGCGGGCAACGTGAACCTCACCATCAACGAGACAGAGGTGGACGAGAGCCTGAACACGAACTCCACCAATCCGGTGCAGAACGCGGCCGTGGCCGCCAAACTTGCAGAGGTCGAAGCCAACACCATATTCGGCGGCAGTGCCGAACTGAGCGATGACGAGAGCACCGTGCGTGTGACGCTGACCAACAAGAGTGGTGCGGAGGTCGTAGGTCTGGACATACCGGCAGGAAAAGGCGGCGGTGGCGGAGAAACCTCCACCACCAAAATCGTGTTGACGGCAGAAACAGACAAGTCCGTCATCAAGGAAGGCGACAAGGCCACACTCACATGGTTCTACGACCACCAGTACAGCAGCGGTGACGAGAAGGGGACATCGACGGGGCAGAAAGCCACGGTGGAGATACAGATGAAACGCGGCGCGACGCTGATGTATTCCGATACGCAGCAGGACGTGAGCAAGGGCACCTATACGCTGGACCTGACGAAATACCTCCTTTTGGGCACGACTGACATCTATGTGAAGGCCACCACCACCGATCCGACCACAGGCAAGACGCAGACCAAGCAGAGCTATGTAAGCGTGAAGGCGGTGACGCTTGCACTGACGAGCGGTTTCAATATTGCCGAGTGCATTGCAAAGGGTGGTTATGGCGTGAGCGAGAATGTGGGCATACCCTATGCCGTAAGCGGAAGCGGTACAAAGACCGTCACCCTCTATGTGGACGGCATACAGAAAGATTCCGTTTCTGTCACGAGGAGCGGTACGACCAACGGTAGTTTTACGCTCTCCATGTCCGGGCTTGCTGTCGGCAGGCATACCGTGCAGATGGTGGCCGAGATGAAGGCAAGCGAGGAACTGACACTGAAGAGCGAGAGCATCTATTTCGATATATTGAAGACCGGCAGCAGCGCTCCATATATAGGAACCAAGATAACCTTCAAGGACGGGCGCGTCTTTACGGCAGACCATCTCACCCCGACTATCGACACAGGCCAGTATGAGCAGGTGTTGTTCGACTTCGTGGCGTATGACCCGACAGCGACCCCTGCAAGCATGAGCGTGTGGAGGGACGGCATAAGGACACAAACGGTGAGCGTGCCGAGAACGGTGCAGACCTACACGAACCGTTTCCTGGAGAAAGGCGCGGTTGCGATGGTGCTGAAGTGCGGCACGACCGAATACAAGTTCAATGTGAACGTGACGGAGAGCGGCATCGACCTTGGCGAGGCGACATCGGGACTGGTGCTGAAGCTGACGGCAGCGGGCAGGAGCAATGCGGAGAGCAGTCCTGCGGAATGGCGTTATAACGACGTTCAAACGGCGTTTGAAGGCTTTGACTGGCAGAGCAACGGCTGGACGGGTGACGCGCTGAAACTGACGAACGGCGCGAACATCGAGATAGGCTGCAAACCATTCGGCAACGATGCTACGACCACTGGTGCGACTTACGAGATGGAACTGACCTGCACCAATGTGACCGACCGCAAGGGCACGGTGGTGGACTGTATGGCCGGCAATGTCGGTTTCAGACTGACCACGCAGGAGGCGCTGATGCGCACGGGCGCAGGCTCGGAAGTGGGCACGAAGTTCGCGAGCGGCATGACACTGAAGATAGCCTTCGTGGTCCAGGAGAAGAAGGGCAACCGGCTGATGGAACTGTATGTGAACGGCATATTGAGCGGTGCAAAGCAGTACGCCCCGACAGACAGCCTTCTGCAGGACGAGCCGGCCAACATCAGGATAACGAGTGAGAGCGCGGACGTGGAGGTAAGGAACCTGCGCATATACAACCGTGCATTGGGCGATGACGAGGAACTTGCCAACTACATGGTGGACCGCCCGACGAGCGATGAGATGGTGTTTCTGTTCGAGAAGAACCAGGTGATGGACGACGAGGGCACTGATGTCGATATAGACAAGCTGAGAGCGATGGGCAAGAGCGTGATGCGCATCGTGGGCGACGTTAACTTAGTGAACCAGACGAACAACAAGAAGTTCGAGGTGCCGGTCGATATATACTTCTATTCGGCCTACGGCAAGGAGTATGACTTCATCATCTACCAGTGCGGTCTGCGCATACAGGGAACATCATCGACGACCTACCCGAGAAAGAACTACCGCATATACTTCTCAAGAGAGAGCAAGTACGGCACGAAGTTGTATGTGAACGGAGTGGAGGTTCCTGACTTCAAGTATTCGTTCAAGCCGGGGGCACGTCCCATTGACATTTTCTGTCTGAAAGCCGACTTCTCGGACTCGTCCTCAACGCACAACCCCGGCGGTGTGCGCATCGTGAACGATATTTGGAAGAAATGCGGCTGGCTGACTCCGCCACAGGCGGCATACAAAGGCAACTACGACGTGAGAATCGGCGTGGACGGTTTCCCTATGGACCTGTTCTATGACAACGACGGGACAGGTGAGAACGTGTACTTAGGCAAGTACAACTTCCTGAACGAGAAGAGCGGCAGCGGCATCATCTACGGCTTTGAGGGTATCGAGGGTTTCAATGACGAAGCAACACTCAATGGTGAACGCAACAAGTGCATCTGTCTGGAGTTTCTGAACAACTCTGAGGCACTGTGTCTGTTCGGTACGAGCAACATGGACTCGTTTGACGACGCACTGGAGTTCCGTTTCAAGGCCGATGACACATGGGCGACGGCGCACGAGGACGACAAGGCAGCTGTGAAACGCCTTTGGGAATGGATTTATTCGTGCAAGGGCAACCCGACAAAGTTCTTGAACGAATATGAGGGCTATTTCGGCAACGACTCGCCCTTTGCATGGTATCTGATAACCGACTACCTGATGGCTGTCGATAACCGCGCGAAGAACATGATGCTCGTGACATGGGACGGCAAGATATGGTACTTCATTCCCTACGACATGGATACCATCTTCGGCGAGCGGAATGACTCGGTGCTGAAGTACGACTACACGATAACGTGGGAGACGATGGACGAGAGCATCGGCTCGTATGCCTTTGCAGGGCATGACTCGGTATTGTGGGAGCTGGTGAGAGGCTGCCCCGACAAGTTGCGCGAGGTGGCCGACAAGCTGCGCTCTACCATGTCGTTGGAATATGTGCTGAAAGTGTTCAACGAGAAGCAGATGGGCAACTGGTGCGAGCGCATCTACAACAAGGACGGTATCTATAAGTATATCAAACCGCTCACGGATGGCGTGACGAGTGCTGACGGAACGACCAATTACTACGACTACCTGTACGCGTTGCAGGGCAGCCGGTACGCCCACCGCACCTTCACCATTCAGAACCGCTTCGCCCTGCTTGACAGTCAGTATGTGTGCGGCACATACAGAAAGGACAGCTTTGCGGCCTACTTCGGCTACAAATTTGGCTCGGATAACCGCAAAATAAGAATCACGGCAAGCGAGCGTTACTACTTCGGATACGGCTACACAAGCGGAACGCCTCACCAAAGTGCGGTGCTGGCCGAGGACACGGGTAGCACGGTAAACCTGACATTGGATACAGATCTCATTGTGAACGACCCGCAGTACATCTACGGCGCAAGCCGCATCATGGGGCTTGACCTGACGGACGTGAGCCACGCTATACTGCAGACGCTGAACCTGAACAACTGCACGGCACTGAGGACGCTGGACGTGAGCTGTGCCCAGGCACAGACAACGCTGAACGCCCTGTTGGTAAACGGTTGTCGGAACTTGCGGACATTGAGCATGACCGGTCTGAAGTCCACAGCCTTTACAGGCATAGACCTGAGTAACAACACGAAGTTGGAGACACTGAAAGCAGGCCGGACGGCACTGACAGGCGTGAACTTCGCACAGGGCGCACCGCTGACGAGCGTGACGCTGCCTGCGACATTGCAGACGCTGGAGTTGCGCTATTTGGGCAAACTGAGGACAAGTGGCCTGACATTAGAGGGCACGGGCAATATCACACGCTTTGTGGTGGATAATTGTCCCGGCATAGACTGGCAGACATTGTATGCAAGATGCACCAATGTAAAGTATCTGCGCGTGACTGGTATCGACATGGAGGGCGACGGCAGCCTGCTGACCTCGCTGATGGCGATTGGCGGCGTGGACGAGAACGGTGGCAACGTGGATACCTGCCGACTGGTGGGCACATACCGACTGACGCAATACAAGGCCGATGAAGAGTACGATGCACTGCAGCGGCACTTCCCCGAACTGAACATTGTACAGCCCGAATACACCATGCTGGAGAGCGACGAGAGTGTGGCAGACGATGCGAATATCTCCAATCTTGACAACGGAACGGGCTACAAGTACGGCAACGACTACAAGCCGAGCGGGCACATAGAGGCAATCTTCAAGAACCGCCACCGTGTGCTGGCGAAGGTGACAAAGAAGGCTACGACAAGAAATGTGAACATCGCCAATGTGGATACCGTGGTGAACAACCTTGACGGTGAGATGACATATTGCCCACTTGCAGACACGGACAGCAACAAGTATTATGATGGCACGGTTGCAAAGCTGGACGGCACGGAGGGCGACTGGATGATGTATGAGCCATTCTTCTGGAGCAAGGGCATCAACGATTTCCTGAACGGCAAGAACTACAGCTGCTACAGTTCAAGGGACAAGGACCACATGCCGACGGTGCCGAACGTGGACGTGCTTACGCTTGCGGACATCAAGGCACGTCAAGGCGGTTATACCAGCGGAAAGAAGATAATGAGCGGCAAGGATACCATCAAGAACTCCTACAGCACAGACAGCACCTATTCCGTATGTATGGTCGATGTCAGCGGTTACAAGAAAGTACGCTGGCCGAGTGTGCCAGGAACCAATCTCGTAGGCTCAATATTTGCTGATGCAAGCGGTAATGTGGTGAAAGACATCGTGGTTCCGACTCTGGGCAGCCGTTTCGAGGCCGGTATGTATCTTATATCAGATGTTCCGGAAGGTGCGACGGCATTGTATTTCTCCATTTTGAACACGGCAGAGTTCGATAAGGTAGTCCTCTCCAACAGTGAGAAGATAGAGGACATGGAGCCGGAGTGGTTCGCCAATGACGAGCACTTGTGCGCCGTTGTGGGCAGCTCGGTAGTCGGCAGCAAGTTGCGCTCTGCCATAACAGGCAACAGCACCACCGGCAGTATGTCATGGACGGACTTCCACTATTACAGCGTGCAGCGAGGCATGCAGCAGATAGACGCGCTGATGCACTTCCGTATTGCCAACTTGAGCTATGCCAAGTATGGGCGCAGGAATATGCAGGAACAGTGCGGTGCCGGCCAGCATTCCTATATGAGAACAACCGGCGGTACAGCGTCAAGAGGTATGCAGGACACCATTGGCTTTGAGGAGGCAAGCGGAATCAACCCGAATGTGACAAACAACACCTCCGATGCAGGCGTGCACCTGTATGCCTGGTATATAGAGAAAGACGAGTACGGAGCCACAAAGGTGACTCAGGTGAACAACATCTGCTGCATAGGTTACGAGGACATCTACGGAAACAAGTACGACATGATGGACGGTGTGGACTTGCCGAACACGAGCGGTAACGTCGGCAAGTGGCGTATCTGGCTACCTGACGGTACAGCCCTTATGATAAAAGGTATGACCAACAGCGACTACTGGATAACCACTGTGGCACATGGCAAGCTGATGGCCGTGATACCTGTTGGAGCCATGAATGGCTCGTCCACCACCTACTATTCTGACAAGTACTGGTTCAGTTCGGCATCAGGCCGTGTGGTCTATCGCGGGTACAGCTATGCGAACGCGAATGGCGGTGTCTCGTATGCGT